CCACAACCCCGATGGGATCGCCCCGGTGAACATCCCTATGATCCGCACATACCGCCCGGCCAGCTGGTTCAGCAGTTCCGTGGATAGCTCCCAGGTCAACAGATCGGTCTCGGCCGTGTCGCTCCAGTCGCACTTTTTGTACTGGTTCCCGGATAGCGAGTAGCTGTCTGTTGTGGTCTCCCCGCTGGCGTCCTCGGCCTCAAGGATGTGGCTGAAGTTTCCCGGATCCGATTCGACATTATGCCCGATCCAGATCGGACCTGCCCGGCTGGCCGAATTGTAATTGTTGGTGATCTCCAGCCTGGCCGCCGCCGGCAAATCCCCCTCCACGACCGCCGCGGCGATCTCGGCGTAGTTGCAGACCGGACCGTCGATGCCGACGTAATTCCCGGCCGCCTCATCGACGACCGTCTCCGCCACCACAAAATATCCGGCGTGCCCGCCGTCGGTGATCGTATAGGTCCCGTCGTTTGAGCTCGATCCCTCGATCTCGACCGTCATCCCGGCCAGGAAATCCACCAGGCCGTTGCCCGAATCGAGGATCTTCTTGGTCGCCGCTTCGAAGGAAATCGTATTGCTGGATCGGTGGATTCGCGGGTTATACACAGTCAGCCCGCTGGTGTTGCCGCTCGCCAGGGAGTTGCTGAGCGGGATTTGAGTCTCCGGCCCCTCCCAGTACGGCGCCCGCTCGATGATCAGGCTGGCCAGAGCTATATAACCCCGCCAGCGCCGGGTCAGCCCGGCGTCCAGGTGCAGTTCGCCGTCGGTGATCCGCGAGCGCCAGGCGTCCAGGCTCTCATCTACCGCGAAATTGAGATAAACTCCGTTTGGGCCGGTTTTGTGATTCCGCGCCCACTCGAACGCCCGGTTGATCGCCCGAATTTTCTCCGCCAGATCCGCGTGCGAGCTGCCGCGGATGATCAGGTCCACCTGGTCCGAGATCGGCTCATCCAGAGATGCCGGCGTATCCGGGTAGAAACCGTCCCGCACGGCATAGGCGATCCGGTCGTTGAGATCGATTGCTGTCGATTCGTAGGTGATGGTCAGTTTCAGGCTCATCTCGCCCTCTGGATTTCCTGGCCGATCAGCCGCGCCAGCCGGCGCATGTCCATATCCCGCGTGAGCGTCGCCTGGATCGTGATGTTCACCGGCGCCGGCTGCATTCCTGCGCCGGCCCCTGCCCCGGCCACGGTCAACCCACCCGTGGATATCCCCGCGGTCATCCCGCTGATCGACCGGCCGATATCCCGTTCGATCTGGCGGAATGAATCCGCGAATCCTACGCCCAGCCCCAATGCCATGTTTTGGCCCATATCAAAAAATACTTGTGAGCGGGAGTGAATACCTAATAATTTCTTGATAGCATCGATAACCCCGCCGAAAAAGCCGAAAATCTGATCCACCAGCCAGTCGGCGCTGTTGGAGATACCCTCCCAGATACCCAGCACGATATTTTTCCCGACTTCGAGCAGTTTGCTGGCCAGATTGACAATCCCTGTCGCCAGCGCGGTGATGATGTCCCCGGCCGCCTCGCCAAGTTGTGGCAGCATCTCTCCAATTCCAGTGATCAGCGCCAGCACCAGCTCCACCGCCGCCTCCCCGATCATCGGCAGCATCTCGATAATCGCGTCGATCAGCGCCGTGATCAGCTGCGGCACCGCTTCGATCAGCGTGGGAATGGCCGTGATCAGCCCCTGCACCAGCGCCAGGATGATCTGCAGCGCCGCGTCCAGCAGCAGCGGCAGATTTTCGATCAGGGTCTGGATGATCTTGGGGATGATCTCGATGATCGCCGGGATCAATTGCGGCAGCGCCTGGGCGATCCCCAGCGCCAGGGTAATGATCAGTTTCAGCCCCGCGTCCAGGAGCATGGGCAGCTGAGTGACGATCCCGTTCACCAGCGCCAGTAGGAGCTGCAATCCAGCCTGTAGCAGCATCGGGGCCATCTGGATCAGAAAACCGACCAATGTCTGCAGGATCAATACCACGCCCGGGATCAACGCTGGCAGCGCCGTCAAAATCGCGTTGAGCAAGCCGCGGATCAGCTCCAACCCGGCCTGCATAATCTCCGGCGCCCGCCCGGCGATGCTGGTGATGAGCCGCCCGAGCAAACCTCCCAACCCGCTGGCCATCTTGCCCAGATCCCCTCCTGAGCCTGTCACGATTCCGGCCAGATCCTTCATATAGCCCTGGGCGCCGCCGACCAGCCCCTCCAGCCCGGGCAGAAACGCCGCGGCGATCGTCCCCGCCGTTCCCTTGAGCCCCGCTTTCATCCCGGCCAGCTGATCCCCGAATGACTCGAGCGCGTTGACGTCCTCCTCCTCCATGACCGCCCCTATCGCATGAGCTTCTTCCGTCATCCTGGCCAGCTCATCCGCTCCAGTTTTGATCAGCGGGTTGAGCTCCATAGCCGAGCGCCCGAAGATTTCCATCGCCAGAGCGTCACGCTCTGTTTCGTTCTGGATTCCACCGAGAGCGGTGATCGCCTCGTTGAAAACATCCTCCGAATCCCGTAGATTGCCGGCGCTATCATAGATATCCACGCCAAGCGCCTTGAACGCCTCTCCGGCCTCTCCCGTGCCATCTTTGGCGTTTCCCATTTGGCGGGTCATCCGCGCCAGGCTGCCGGCGATCGTTTCCGTGGAAACGCCGATCTGATCGCCGACGTACTGCAGCTCCTGCAGCCGGGTCGTGTTGATGCCGGTCACGTTGGACAGATCCACCAGCTCGCCGGCCGTGTTGGTCGCGGAAAGGATCAATTTGGCCAGCCCTGCCACCGCCGCGGCCGTCGCAGCGGCCAGACCCACAACCGCCGCCGTGCCGATTTTCAACCCGGTAGACAGGGTGCGCATCGCCCCGTCCATTCGCCCGGCGGATTTGGCCGCCTCGTCCTGTTTTTTGTCTAATTTATCGACCTGGACCGCCGCGTCGCCGCTCTCGTCCCCCATTTTATCCAGCGCAGACTGAGATTGTCTCAGCTCAGCCTCCATTTTGCCGAGCGCCTCGGTCTCTTTATTCAGTTTGATCTGCAGCTCCTGCGCCGCCCGGCTGGTCTTTCCCTTCTCGGCTGCCACCCGTTCGTACTCTGCCCGGACCGCTTCCACCTTCCGTTTCTGCAGGTCGATCTGGCTGTTGAGCGCCTTAATGCGCATCTCCAGGCCGTCCGCGCTCTTAGCCCAGTCCCCCAGGCTGGCCGCGGATGCCCGGAATCCCGATTCCACCACGCGGATCTCGCGTTGGATCGAAACGAGCTGGCTCTTGAAATCGGTGGTGTCCAGCCCCAGTTTGGATTTGAGCGCATCATCGGCCATACGACACTCCTACAACCAACCAACCTGATCACACGACTTTTTGATTTTTGGCCGCCCGCCGCCTCCATTGAACCGGCTAATGAACGGCAGCAGCGATTCGATGCTGGTGCCGTCGATATCCCGCAGCGACCATCCCCATGCCTTGACCAGCGCGATCTCCATATCGATCAGCGCGTCTCCCATGTCCTCGGGATTGCTCAGATCCGGGGTTACTGCCCCGGCCGCGGAGGGTTTGCGGTCATCAGGTTCCTGGCGCGGTTAACAATCGTGATGATCACGGTCAGCATTTCATCGATATCGGCGCCCCGGTTCAGGTCCTCGACCGAAAACTGGTTACCGAACGCCTCGACCACCAGCGCGGCCAGTTCATCGGTCAGCTCGTCCGGGATTTCGGCGGGATTGTTCAGCTTTTCCGTGTCCAAATTTTTGAACAGCCGGATAGCAGCCTTGAGCACGCCCCAGGGGACGAATAACCGCGTGTATTCTTTGAAATCGTTTGCTTCGTCGTAAAGCCGAATCGATATCGGCGCCGTGATTCGCTCTGCCATAGGTCATCCTTTCTTCCCCTAACCCCTCTCCCTCCCGGGAAAGGGGTCAGGGGTGAGGGTCAAACATTACGCCGTGGTGAAGTTCACCACCCCGGCCAGCGATTGGCCGTAGATATCGGTCACCGCGTACACCAGGATGTAACTGGTCGATGCGCTCAGATCGGAATTGGGATCCACTGAGACGATCTTCCTGGTCGCATCCAGGCTGACCGCCGAGGCAACCGGAGTACCATCGTCTTCGAACAGCGTCACGTGGTTGACCGCCGACGCCGGCAGCATGTTGTTGAAGGTAAGCGTGCAGGTCTTGCTGACCGCCACGCCGGTAGCGCCATCCAATGGATCGGACGTCGAGAGCGCCAGCGCGCTCGGAGCCACGACGCCGGGTACCTGTACCTGGGTGAACCAGCTTGTCGCTGAGAAGGAGTCGGTGTCCTCATCGCCCCAGACTCGTTTGACCGAGTCGGTGATCGACCCGCCGAGATCGAACTTGTGCGTGGTCTTGATAGCGGTGATCATCAGCTCTTTCGCCTTGAAATCGGGGGTATCGGTCTTGGTAACCGCTTCCTCTTTCGGCACCGCAAATTTGCATTTCAGGAACCAGTAGTAGCGGTACTTGCCATTCGATTTCAGACTGCGAAAGCCCAGCGCGAAATAGGGCGGGATGCCCTCCTGCTCATAGATTCGCCCGGTGGTTGCATCGAACACTTGGCCGGTGACCTTGGCGTACATCTCCGCCGGCAGGTTGGTGATGATCGCCGTGATCTTGGTCTCCCCGACCGAATCCATCGAGTCGTACGGCTGGTTATCCGCGTACTGGGTCTCCGAGTTGACCGTCGGCTCCAGCCGCAGCTCGGCCAGCGGCGCCAGCCAGGCCGGCGTATCGCAGGTAAACGCTGCCGCTGTGTCGGTCAGCACCTCGGCCACGTAGAGCTGATCTACGCCAACGAACGATTTATATTCATCTTGATTCATAGGATTCTCCTTCCTATTCAACGTACACAAAATCCATTGCATACCCGAAATGACGGGTATCCGGGTTATAGGGCAGCTCGCGGGCCGCGCCCGGCGTGAACCCGGCCGCGGTCATCGCGCCGCGGATATCCGGCATGTTGGTCAGGCCTGCGCGGTTGTAGTAGCTGACCTGCATGGTGTGGCTGCGCTGCTGCTCGAGGTTGTCGGCATGCAGTTCCGGCGCCGAGCTGACCTCGAAATACACCAGGTATTCATCCGGACGCTCGGCCTCTGTGGCCATGATCAGCGCGCTGGCTGCCATTGGCAGCCCCAGACCGCTCAGCGCGTTTTTGGTCCGCTCCCAGATCGTCATAGCAGACCGTCCTGTTCGAGCGATTCGCGCATCGCCTTGCGGATCTTGCCGGCGTCCTCGGCCATCGTCGGCCGGATGTAGGGCTGGGCGGCCATGCTCGAGGTCCCGTACTCCTGGGCGTTGCCGTAGCGCGCCGTGTCCGCATCCGCGTCGATCACGCCGATCTCCACATAGTGATAGTTGCCGTCCTGCTTGACCTCTGTCGCCCGGATATGGCGCTCCAGGTTGTGGGTGTCCTTCGGCACCCGCCGGACCATCCCGGCCCTGGCTACCTGAGATCCAGCCGCAAGAGCCCGCTGAGCAGCGGCGTCCACGTCCTGTCCGACCTCGGCGATCCGCTCGAGCAACTCCTCGAAGCCTTTGGTGGAGATTGTTACCCGGGTAGCCATTATCCTGACCTCATTCTGCGCACCTTGAGCTCAAGCAGCTCATGCCGCTCGCGGATATCGTCGATCGAGACAATCTCCCACAGCTTGCCGTCCTTTTCGACCGCGCAGGTTGTGTCGATGCCTGCCCGGTAGCGGATGGTCACCGTCGCCGCTGCCTCCGCCCCGGCTGAGTTTGCCGTCCAGGCTTCGTTGCCGTGCGCGTTATTCCATCTGGCGTACACGCTGGCGATTGTGGTCCAGGTGGGCGTTTGAAATCCGCCCGTTTCCGCGGAAACGGTGCGCTTTTTCAGCGTCACCGGGGTGCGCAGCTCGCCGGGGTTGAAGGGTTTTTCGTTGATCTTCATAGCTCACCCGGCGAAACGATATATGCCCGGAACCATGTTTCGGTCAGATCCTCGCTCGAGAGCTGTTTGATGTAGTCATCCATGCTGATCACTGCCTCGAAACGCGCGGACTGGTCTCCGCTCAGTCCGATGATCCCGATCAGGCTCTGGACGGTGTCGCCCTCCCTGACGCCTGGCAGATAGACGTATCCGGCGCCGGATCCGCCCTCGAAGTTTTTGTAGCGCAGCGCCAGCGACTCGAGCTGGACCAGCGCGGCGGTCAGGCCGTGATTAAGGGCGGTGACCCCTGATGCTGTCATGGCCGGGTTTTCATACCACATGACCAGCAGCATCCGGGCCGCCGATTTTGCCTCAGAGATGACCGGAGTGTCCGCGGCCCAGTCGTGGCCGGTCGCCTGACGGATATAGGCGTCCACCTGCGGCAGTAGAGCCAGCATGGCCGGGTCATCTACCGCACAGCGCAGGGCAGCAGCGGCCTCAGCCGCAGTCAGGATGTTAGCCACAGGTGGACCTCCCTCTCATCCGAGCAGGATCGCGATATGCTCGCTCTTGACCGCGGCAGCGCCCCAGGTGGCGGCTACTTCGTAGGCCACCCGGCGGTACTGCGGATAGATGCGCACCTCGAACGACAGACCGGAGACAGGATCGGTGATAATCATCGCATCTGCGGCCAGATCGCCCTCGTCCGGGACGGCCGGCGGGCGCACCGCCAGCCAGATCGCGTTGCGGTCGAAGCCGAAGTTGCCGGTGTAGGCAGCCGCGATCGAGACCGGGTCGTTATTGACCCAGGCGACCTGGAGACCGGGTTTGGCGATGACGATGTCCTTGTCACCATCGCCGGCTGCCCCGGTCGCAACCACATATTTGTTGGAATCCCGGCCGGTTTTCGTGTTGGTCAGGATGTCGCCGGCGACGAGCGCGCCCGTGCCGGTGTCGAGGTGGATGGTGGTAGATTTTGCGGCATACCCTGCCGTGAGGTCAACCTGATAACCCGATGCGGCGCCGGGAGTGTGCGCGACGATTTTGCCGGACTGGTGTACATAGAAACCCTCCAGCTCGGTCATGATCCCGCGGCGCAGCAGCTCCGGCCCGCTGTTGAACAGATTCGCCTGCTTGGCGCGGAGATTCGCCATCGCCGCGTTGGACAGCACCAGGTGACGGTCGCTTGTCGGGGCGCCGTTGTCATCCAGGATCTTGGCCAGGAAGGCCAGGTCGCTCATATCCGCCGCGGTAGCGAACGGGGTCGAACCCGGCGTGCCATAGGCCCGCGAGGCGCCCTCTTTCGCCGCCGTGAACAGGTCGGCCTCGATTTCGTTGACCAACGTCCGCATGGCCTGGGCAAACTTGCCCTGGATCAGCATCTGCCGCGAGCCGCTGGTTTGCAGCCCCAGCAGCTCCTCTCCGGTCAGGTAGAACGAGGCGCTGCGGCTTTTGCTGATCGTGATGGTAGCGGCTGCTTCGTTGATATCTGACGGGGATGGACCATAGGCCGCAGGGGTGGTGTTGCCGGCCGTTACCTCGGAGGCCGCGAGAAAATTAACCGACTGGCCGACCGCCGCCCGCTCGGCGGTATCGTAATCGGCCAGGACGGCCGGGATGAACCCGACCAGCTCGCGCGATACGACGTCCAGCGCGCGGTAAATGATGGACATAAGTCCGGTGAGAGTATTAGCCATTTTACTTTACCCTTTCTCCAAAACGAGATGAATGATTGCAGTGCAGCGGACCGCCCGCTGCTACTCCTCGTCGATGATCTTGCCGTCCGCCAGCATGAAAGACATTTTATCCGCCGCGGACAGCGCCTCGAATTCCGCCCGGGTCAGCGACTTGGCCAGCTCGCCGGTCGCCGATTTCACCGGGACGAACTTGCGCGCAGCCGCGTCCGCATCGACCGCGTCGGCGTCGCGCGCGCTGATGTACAGCCGGTTAGCTTCGTCGGCCTCGCGCTTCGCCTCGTCCAGCGCCGGGCGCAGCTCCAGGGCTTTCTGTTTGCCGTCCTCTGTACCCAACTCAAAGGCATCCAGCATCTCCTGTTGGATCTGCCGGACCTTCTCTTCGGCCGCTCGGGCCGCGTCATAAAGGGGTTTGAGATTCGTCATGCAGTTAACCTCCGTGGTCCAAAAATTTCGAGATAGTCGCGCAGCCTGCGCGCCTCGGATTCGACCTGGCTCTCGACCTCGGTATCCTCGGGTTGCCCCTCTGTGCCCTCGGTCTCCGCCGTCTCTGCAGCAGATTCGACCGCGCCGCTGGTCTCGGTCTTCTCTGATACATCCTCAGTATTTTCCTCGCACGGCTCGCTATCCGCCGGCGTGGTCTCCCCGTCCGGCTCGGCCTCCAGGCTGGCCAGCAGCTCGGGCGGGACCTTTGCATAATCCCGCAGACAGTTCAGCACCGCTACGTTCTGCAATCCCTGGAATATTTTGCTCGGCGCCGTGATCACTTCGTCCACAAATCCCAGCTCCAGGGCTTCCTGGGCGGTCATCCAGGTCTCATCGCTCATCATTTTGGCCAGCGTATCTGCGTTCAGGGCGGTCTTGCTCTGGTAGGCCTCGATGATGCCCTGTTTGACCGTCTTGAGTAGATCGATCGCCGCTTTCAGCTCCTCCACACCGCCCAGGGCGATGGTCCACGGGTCGTGAATCATCATGAATGCCGAATCCTGCATCTTGACCACGTCCCCCGCCGTGGCCACGTAGGTCGCCGCGGAGGCGCACAGCCCGTCGATCCGCGTGGTCACCCGCCCCGGGTAGTCCATGATCATCGCCCGGATCGCGCTGGCTGCAAACACATCCCCGCCGCCCGAGTGGATCCGGATGGTTACCGGACCGCCCCTGCCGATCTCATTCAGGTCGCGTTTGAACAGCTGCGGGGTGATATCGTCATCGAGCCAGCTGTACTCGCTGATGTAGCCGTAGAACTCGATCTCCGGCTCGCCGCTCTCTGAGCTCTCGGCATCGATCACTCGCCAGAACGGGGTGTAGGGCTGCGCATCGCCCTCAAATATGCGCAGGGGTTTTTTTGTCATAGGTCACCTCGTATTTCGGAAAAATTCTCGTCAGCGGCCCGCTCATCACCCGCAGCCGCTCGACATGCGGGAGCAATTTCAGCCCTTCCTCGATCCACGGCCGCAGGTGGTGGTCGAGCGGGTAGTGGAAAACCGGCGCATCGTGGCTGTAGGGGTGGCAGTAGACCACCTCGCCCTGGTAGCAGTCCATCCCGCACAGGATCACCGGGTCGCAGCCCAGCCAGAGCGCGAACCAGGCTGCGGTATTACTGGAGTAATGCCCGGTCCAGACCGGCACATCGAATTCAATTTCCGACGTTGGATCGGGCGAGACCAGCACAGCTTTGGGCAGCCGCACCGCGTCTCGCAGCGCCGGGTCGCTATCCGGATGGTCGTTGTACACCATGTAATCCGCCCGGGTGAGGTGGAAGGCGTGATAGTTGACGGCGATCATCACGCAGTTTGCCGGCAGTTTGACCAAATCTGCGGGCAGGCTTGGACCTCCTCCAAGCACCGCGGCCGGCCGCCCGGCGAAGCAATCGCGCAACTCACTCATTTTGAGTTTCACGGTTCGCCTCCTTGCTCTGGTCGCCGTACTCCAGCGAGCCGTCCGTAAGCACCCTGGCCATGTTGGAGGGGATATAGTAAGCGTCGCCGCCCTCGTATGGGCTGAGGTCCTCGATCTGACGCGCCTCATTGGGAGAGAGCTGCCCGGAAAGGATTTTGTCTTTGAGATACTTCGAGCGGGTCTCCGGGTTGGTCCGCAGCAGGGCGTCCCGGATAAAGCGAAGGTAGGTATAGCCCTGCTCTTCCTGGCGCAGCCAGCGCAGGCGCGCGGCCTGCTCCCACTGGACCAGGTAGCTGTTAAGCGTGGTCGAGAGATAGTCCAGCTGCTGTTGAATGTTGCTCTCGTAGCTCTGTTTGCCCATGTTGAGCTTGTGCAGCGGCAGCCCAAAAAAATTCGCAATCTCAGCGTCGGTCGCCTGAATCGTTTCCAGGAACTGCGCGTCCGCTGGCGAGATCGATATGGTCTCGAATTTTGTCACCTTGTTGTCAAATACGGCCACGCCGCCGGTGTTTTCGGATCCACGCACAGCAGCCAGGTACGCATCCCGCACCTTTTGTCTGGCTTCCGAGTTGGCCTCGCCGGCGATGTACAGCGCCGCGGTTGGATTAAGCCCCTGGGAGTGGATCCGGTTTTGCGTGTCCTTCGCCCCGAGCTGCCGCCCGAGCGTCTCGCGCGCGTAGGTCAGCACAGATTTACCCGAGAGCCCGTCCGTGGAATTGATCATCAGGTGCAGCACCTCCACGGAGGGCAGATCCTGGATATCCCCGTTTGGGAACTGCGTCCGGTACCATTTATTCCCGTCCTGGTCAAACCCGGGCGTGGTGCGGTCCGCATCCAGGATGTACCACTCGCGGTATGGCCCGGCCGGCTCCCAGATGTAGGCGTTGCCGTAGTAAAGCAGCCATAACACGACTGTCTTTTTGAAAACAAACGGAGTCATCCAGCGGTTTGGTTCGATCTCTATCAGATAGGCGGTGTTGCGCATGACAGGGTCGGGCTGAACCTGGATGATCTGGCGGCCGATCCGCTGGAAAACCTGGAACGGCAGGCTGGCGATATCGTCGCTGATGATATTGCCGCAGCGGTAGGCCGTCGCGATCGACTTGGCCGTTTCCGCGGAAACGCGCTTGCCCGCTATGGTCGATTGGCCCCAGCGGTAGATATATTCAGGCCGGGTGTCAGGCTCGAACGGCGCCGGCGGTGGTTCCTGTGCGTTAAAAAGTTTGCGGATCGAATCTAACAAACCCATGCTCACATGCCCCATTCATCCGAAAGAATATGATCGCTGATATCCTGGCACGCCTCGCGCAGGGCTGGCAACCGTACCATCGCGTTGATCACCGCCGCCAGCAGGTCGATCCGTTTGGTGTCGCCGGCATTCTTTTTCGACAGCTTGATATTCTCATTGTTATCCTGCTCGATTACCGCGTTGGCCAGGCACCAGGTCAGCGCTGGCGAACCATCGTGTACGATTCGCCGCTGTGCGATAAGATCCCTGAATAATTTGGTCGGCTCACTCAACGTCCGCACACCCTGACGGATCTCCACGCAGGTGTAGCCCTGATCGCCCAGCTCGGTGGCGAAATGGGTTGCATTGTACGGATCGAAGCAAATCTCATGGACCACCCACTCGTGATTGAGCTCGCAGTCGTGGATGTGAGTTTCGACCATGTGATAATCGGTCACGTTGCCGGGCGTCGCAGTGATCCATCCCCCGTTCGCCCAGTGTCTGTATTCGACCCGGTCAGTTTTTTCGTGCCGTGCTATCGTCTCGATGGGCATAAACCCATGCGCGCAGACCGCTACCCGACCATCCCCAAGATCAAATATGAATCCATCCGCTGTCAAATCGATCTTTTTTGATAGGTCCAGCCCCACGATGGTCTGCTTTCCGCGGGTCAGCTCGATAAATTCCTCACGCGATACAGCCAGCTCGTTCCAGACCGGCAGTAGATCGCCGATATAACTGTTTTCGGCGCCCTGTCCCCAGATGTTGAGTAGCTTCACCCGGAAGTTGCGGATCTTGACCGGGTCCTGGCTGCCATACGCCTCGTCATGCTGCTCGCGCAGCTTGGCCAGCCCTGCCGGCGTCGCCGCACGCAGCGGGTTGGCCTTGATCCACACCGCCGGATCGTGTTCGTCATCATCCGGGTCCAGTTGGCGGATGATCACAAAATAGCGGTCATTTGTAATCACCCCGCTCAGGATCTGCTTGCAATATTCATACTCCCTGTAGCAGGGATTTTGCTCGGTGTCGAACCCGGCTGTGGTGATGATCACCATCAGCGCCTGCGCCCGTTGGCCCCAGGCAGACCACAGCAGGTCGTAGATTTCCGATGTCGGATGCGCGTGGTACTCATCGATGATCGCTCCGCTCGGGTTCAAACCATCCTTGTTCTTGGTGTCCTTGCTGAGCGCGCGCATCTGGCCGCCGCGGGTCATATGCCCGATCTCGTAATCGCGGATCTTCAAGCGCTTGCGGATATCCGGGCTTTTCTGCGCCATCGCCTTCGCGGCCCGGTAGATGATCCGCGCCTGCTCTTTATCCACGGCCGCGCAGTACACCGCCGGGCTTTCCTCGCCATCCCCGGCCATGAGGTACAGCCCCACCCCTGCTAGGATAGTGCTCTTGCCGTTTTTACGTGCCTCTTGGATGTAGGCTTTCTCAAACCGGCGCAGCCCGGTCTCGCGGTGCACCCACCCGAAGATGCAGCCGAGGTCGAACTGCTGGAAGGGCAGCAGCTCGATCGGCTTACCGGCCAGCGGTCCCTCGACGTGGTGACAGTAGCGGAACCAGGTGTAGATGCGATTCGCCCGGGTTTCGTCAAACACCCAGGGGAAATCGTCCGAGCCCTGACGCGCGAGGTCATCGAGGTGCCGCTGGCACGCCAGGCGTTCCGTCTGCCCGGCTACCCGCCGCCCCTCGACCACGTCGAGCGCGTACTGCGTGCAGGGATGGACCGCGCTCATCCGTCAAACTCCTGTGAGAACGCGTCCGGCCCCTCGTCGGAGATCCGCTTGGCCAGCCGCGCACGGGCAGCCGGGCTGAGCCCGAGCTTGTCAGCATAGGCTGCCACGATTCGCGCCCAACTCTGAGCCGTCTTGATCACCTCTTCAGCGCCGACCCGCGTGCCGTCCTCGCGCTCGATCACCATGCCCCGCGAGAATTGGCGGTAGCGCGCAACCGCGTCGCAGTAGATCGCCAGCATCTCAACATCCAGGTTATCGAGCAGCTCCAACCCGCGCGTCTGCCTGAGGACGCGGTACCAGACCTTGCGTGCGTCCTGATTCAGCCAGGCCGGCACCCGTAGGATAACCCGCCCCTGGCGCTTCAGACCATCGGCCGCCGCCTGGCGCGATTCGACCTCGGCTTTCGTCCAGTGTTTCCCTCTGGACTTTTTTCCGACGGCCATCTGATCAGGGGAGACGTGTGGGGTAGGCATCGCTTATCCGTTTTTGATCGGGGACATTTTCTCACGCCGAAGGTCACCCACGCTCGACAACCCTCCATCCAAAACTTTTTCAGCACCCCTCCCGTTGACCTCATTCGCAGTCATTTTGCTATGGCAGGAGTGGCAGAGTGATTCGAGCTCGGATGTCATGAACACAATCGGATCGCCCCGATGCGGCAGGACATGATGTACA